AAAAAAAGCTAAAGTTAAAAACCCTACATACAAACCTATTTTTAAAAAGATAAATGAAGTTAATAGAATAATAGGATTTAAAGATAATACTGCAGCAGGACAAGGTAAAACTTATTATGGGTTAGATAAATATAGTAAAAAAAATGCAACTGATTGGGCACAACATGGAGATTATAAACAAAATGTAAAATTATTTGATATAGCTAAAAGATCAAATAATGCACCGAATGAAGTAATTACTGGTTTATTAAATGACAAAGGATTTAAAGGTAAAGTAACTTTAAATAATTTAGTAAATTTTTTATCGGGAGTAGAAGGAACATCCCCAGCATCTATAAAAAATGCAATTGTTAGACACCATAATTCAGGTGTAGCATTTGGAAGTGCAACAAATGATCTTTCTTTAACAACACAAATAATAAACAAAAAAATTGTAGAAGCTGAAAAAAGAATTAGATCTGGTAGTGTTTTATCAGAAGATGTTCAATTGTTAAAAAATAATAATATATATGTTAGAGGAAATGATGGTAAATTATATGGATCAGGAAAAAAATCTGCAATAGGTCAGTTTAAACAGATAGAATCTGATGTAGCCAGTGCTATAGAATCAGGTAAAAATTTTAAAGGAGAAAAATTTAAAATAACAGATATTAAAAAATATGTAGCGGCTTTAGGTGGTGGCACGTGTTCCGTGTTTAGTGGTAAGAAAGCAGCTTTAAAAGCAGATGGTGGCCGTATAGGTCTTCAAGAAGGAACCCCTAACATAGATGATTGTTTTAAATCAGGATCTGCAGTTATAAACTCTGGTAAAGTTCCTGTAGATAAAGCAGATGATTTTGCTCAACTTTTAAAACGAGCAGGTAATATTGGAAGAGGTATTATGAAGTTTGGTATTATACCAGAAGCTTTATATGCTACCGCAGATTCATTGATAAGAGTTGGTATGGGAGATACTTTTACAGAAGCAGGATTAAGGGCAACTGATTATTTATTACCTGGAGATCAAACTAAAGCAGCTGAGATAAGTAAAGTTTCAAGAGTATTTGGTGATGAGACAGGTGAGCTTGTAGGAAGAACTATTGATTATAAAAATCAATTAGCAAAGATACAAAGTCTAGAAGATCAAAAAGCAAACTTTGAAAACTTATCTGGTGGTGGAGAGTTTGATTACATAGGAGACTTAACTGGTGATGTTAACAATGTAGAAAAACAACTTATACAAGCAAGAAATGATTTAGATAATAAATTTAAAATATCAGAAGCAGAACAACTATTTGCTGAAAGCAAACAAGACGATGCCTATGATGCAAGTAAAGCTAATTCTTTTTTTACAAGGTTAAAAGCAAAATACAGAGATTCATCAGATAATCTTAGTGATGTAGAAACATTAGCAGCACCTGAAAAAACTCAAATGCAATTAAATTTAAATATGCTTCCTAATTTTACAGAAACAATGAAAGATCCTGAAATAAAAAAAGATTTAGATTATGTAAATCTTCCTGAAAAAAACATTAGAGAATATTTTACAACTCAAGGTACCCCTGAAGAAATAGATTCTTTTTTACAATATCAAAAAGATTTAAAAGATGCTTATTCATTAAACAATTTATCTAACACTTTTGGAAAAGAACAAGTTTACGGAACACAAGGAACGTTTGGCGGAGAGCCTGTAGACATGACAAACTACAAACCTAATCCAAATAGATTTGAAGGTTTTAAATTAGGTATGGCATCAGGAGGCATAGCAAGCCTAACAGACACCATTCCACCAAAATCAGGGCCAACACCTCATGGGTTGCCTTCTCTAATGAAACGTGGTATTAAAATAAAGGAGTAATAAATGGCAGATATAGATAAAGGACTCCCGAACACTAGAACTAAAATTGAGATTCCTTCAGAAGAGGAATTGCAAGAAGTTGCTGTTCAGGATGAAAACGTAGAAGAATTAAAAGGACCAGTTGAAGTTATCCCTGAAGAGGATGGCGGAGCAACAATCGATTATGATCCAGGTGCAATAAACACTTCAGGTTCAGAATCACACTTTGATAACCTAGCAGATATTTTACCAGAAGAAGTAGTTGAACCTATTGGAAACGAGATGGTTCAAAACTACATGGATTATAAATCATCTAGAAAAGAATGGGAAAGTGCTTACACAACTGGATTAGATCTATTAGGATTTAAATATGAAAATAGAACAGAACCATTTCAAGGAGCAAGTGGTGCAACTCACCCAGTTCTTGCAGAAGCAGTAACTCAGTTCCAAGCACAAGCTTACAAAGAATTATTACCAAGTGATGGTCCAGTTAGAACACAAGTTATAGGAATTAAAAATCCACAAACTGAACAACAATCGCAACGTGTTAAAGATTACATGAATTACTTAATCATGGACACAATGAAAGAATACGAATCTGAATTTGATTCTATGTTATTTCATTTACCACTTGCAGGATCTACATTTAAAAAAGTTTACTACGACGTTCCACTTGGAAGAGTGGTATCGAAGTTTGTACCAGCGGATGAATTAATTGTACCGTATACAGCTACCTCATTAGACGATGCGGAAGCAGTTATTCATACCGTGAAAATTTCAGAAAACGAATTAAGAAAACAACAAGTCAGTGGTTTCTACAGCGACGTTGAGTTAGGACCTCCAGGAACAGATTCTAATGGAGAGCTATCTAAAAAAGAACGTGAGCTAGAAGGAACTAAAAAGACAGGTAAGAATGAACCTGTTTATACTTTGTTAGAGTGTCATGTTAATTTAGACTTAGAAGGTTTTGAAGATGTTGGAGCAGATGGTGAACCAACAGGAATAAAATTACCTTACCTCGTTACAGTCGATGAAGGTAGTAGAAAAGTTTTGTCTATTAGACGAAACTATGCGCCCGATGATCTAAAGAAAACTAAAATCCAATATTTCGTCCACTTCAAATTTCTGCCAGGACTTGGATTTTATGGCTTTGGACTCATTCACATGATTGGCGGATTGAGCAGAACGGCAACGGCTGCTCTCCGTCAATTATTAGATGCGGGAACTTTATCAAATTTACCGGCTGGATTTAAACAGCGTGGAGTTAGAGTAAGAGATGAAGCATCACCAATACAACCAGGTGAGTTTAAAGATGTAGATGCACCCGGTGGTAATTTAAGAGATGCTTTCTTTCCTCTACCATACAAGGAACCTTCTCCAACATTATTGAACCTATTAGGAGTTGTAGTATCTGCTGGTCAAAGGTTCGCGGCTATTGCTGATATGCAAGTAGGTGATGGTAATCAAGCAGCAGCTGTTGGAACTACAGTTGCGTTATTGGAGCGTGGTTCAAGAGTCATGAGCGCTATTCACAAAAGATGTTATGCAGCGATGAAGAGTGAATTTAAATTATTATCTAAAATAGTTTCACAATATCTACCACCAGAATATCCATACGATGTGGTTGGTGGAGCACGAAACATTAAACAATCTGACTTTGATGATAGAGTAGATGTAATACCGGTTGCTGATCCTAATATATTTTCAATGAGTCAGAGAATAACTTTAGCTCAAACACAACTACAGATCGCAACATCAAATCCACAATTACATAACATGTATCAAATCTATAGAAACATGTATAATGCGATTGGTGTAAAAGATGTCGATGCAGTTTTACCTCCACCGGCGCCAACAGCACCGATGGATCCAAGTTTAGAACACATAAATGCATTAGGTGGAAAACCTTTTCAAGCTTTTCCAGGTCAAGATCACAGAGCACACATCACAGCTCACTTAAATTTTATGTCAACTAATATGGTTAGAAATAATCCTGCTGTTATGGCTGCAATTCAAAAAAATATATTAGAGCACATCTCAATTATGGCTCAAGAACAAGTTCAATTAGAGTTCAGAGAGCAAATGGTTAACATGCAACAAATGCAACAGATGTCAGTGAACAATCCACAGATACAACAACAGTTACAAATGCTTACAAATCAAATTGAAGCAAGAAAAGCTGTCTTGATTGCTGAAATGACTGAAGAATTTATGAAAGAAGAGAATAAAATCACTTCACAAATGGATTCAGACCCACTATTGAAATTAAAATCACGTGAAGTTGATCTAAGAGCAATGGAAAATGAACGAAAAAAAGAAGCAGATCAAACAAAAGCTGATTTTGATAGAGCAAAATTAATGCAAGCAAGAGAATTAGCTGAAGATAAAATGGATCAGAACGAAGAATTAGCAGAATTACGTGCTAGTACGAGTTTAGCTAAGTCTGGAGTCAAAGAAATGACTGTTCTTGACAATTAATAATGGTATAATAGGATAACAAAGGTAAATATTATGATAAACTATAAAAAATCAAAGCAAATAGACATTCCTGAGCAGAATATAGAAGTAGATCCAAGATCTAAAACTACTGCTGATGGTGCTTTCAACTATATTCCTACTGGAGACAAGGAAAAAGTTAGAGGTACTAAAAGAATGTTAGCTGAAAAGAAAAAAATAGCTACTTGGTACTAATATGTGGTTTCAGGCAATTAAATTAGCCGTCTCTGCTGGAAGTAAAATTTACGCTAACAAGCAGAAGACTAAAATGGCA